AGCCACACAAATCCAATCAAAACATAAGAAAACGATTAGTATTGCAGTATAAAATGCAGTAAATTACAGTACACTATCTTGTCTTAATTCGTTGATAATTTAACTTGTACATGATATAATGTTATTAAGAAAGGAGTATTCTTATGGAAACAATAGGAGAAAGAGTCAAACGATTAAGAATCAAAGCAGGATTAACCCAACAAGCATTATCAGATAGACTGGGTGGTGTTAGTTTGACAGTTATATCTCGTATAGAGAAAGGCGTTACTAAAGACATGAGAATGCCAACTGCAAAAAAATTAGCAAAAGCACTCGGAGCAACACCAGAATATATATTATACGGAAGTGACTTAGCACAAATGTATCCTATAGATGTAGCTGACTACATCTTAGACCCAAAAAATTCGGGAACAATAAAGGCTTTCGTTTATACCAAATTAGCAGAAGAATCACAATAAAAAAGGGGTAGCGATTATGCTACCCTTTTTGCTTGTATAAAGTCTTGTATGATTGTTCCGTTCAATCTAACTATATACACATTTCCTTTTTCTAGTTTTGAGAAGTCACCATCGAAGATGACCCATTCTTGTACTCCTTTTCTAGTCATAGCCTTTACAAAAGCCATAGGTTTACCTTTCCGTGTTTTATGTGCCTTAACGTTTACAATCATAGAGGCAAAATTTACTATCTCATCTGCTATTCCTGTATCGTAATCGGCAAAAACATCTGTAAAGGAATATCCTAGAACACCAAATTCCATTTGTGAATCTGTTTCACATTCTTCTCCAGAATATTGAAACTCTCCTTTTGACTTTCGTTTATCTTTAAGCCAATCTATATACTCCAGTAATTCGCATCTAGTTTTATCTGTGTATTTATCTAATGCACCAGATTTAACTAGATTTTTTAATACCGTTTTGTTTAGTTTGATGTTATCTTCTAAGAAGGTCAATGCATCGTTTCCATTTGGGATAACGCTATTACCTGTTCCAGATATAGAATTAAATCCTAGTAGGATATTTCTACCATGTGTTTTGCATTCGTGTGAGCTATGAGCTATACTTGGTGGATATACTTTAATACCAATCTCCTTACAGTGGTCTATGTATGTTGCAAACTTAGCTTTATCTCCCACTGTGGAATCAAGTAACGATGCCATAAACTCTGCGGGATAATTTGCTTTTAACCAAGCTGTTCTCCATGCGGTAATTCCATAAGCGGCACTATGACCTCTATTGAAACCATACGATGCGAATGTAACGATTTCATCACAAATGCGTCTCATCGTATCTAGTCCTATCCCATTTTTAACTCCAGCCTGTACCATTTCATCAATGATAGGTTGCATTTCCTCTACAATCTTACGACCAATAACACGGCGAATATTATCTGCTTTTCCGTATGTGTATCCACATAGTGATTGTGCTATTTGCATGATTTGCTCTTGGTATAAGATAACACCTTCTGTATCCATTAGTATTGGTACTAACTTAGGATGTAGATAAGTTATTTTTTCTTTCCCCTGCCTTCTAGCTTCAAAGGTTTTATCCATTCCCGCATCAAGTACACCAGGTCTACCAATAGCCACTGTATCAATAAGGTCTTCCACCTTGTTGGTATTAATGGCTTGGACGATTTCTGTCATAGTTTTTGATTCGATTTGAAAACAACCAGCTGTATGCCCCGCTCTTAACATATCGCCAGTCTTCTTATCTTTCATGTCGATGTTGGAAAGATTAATTTCCTCTGGTATTCGGTTAAGAGTGTTTTGGATAATATCTAATGCCTCAAGTCCAAGTATATCTAACTTCATGATTCCTTGCTTTTCTAGCAAGTGAAAGTCTTGAGCCGCTACAATCGCATCCTTAGTCTTTTCTATAGCACACCAGTTAGTTACATCCTCTGGGAATACGACAACTGCTGATGCATGTTTGCCATATGTAGAGATATGCCCCATAAACTTTTTAGCTAGTGTTCTTAGCTTTTCATCATGTACTTCATCAACACTATTAATATTTTTAGATATAGCATCTACATCTGAAGGTGCGTATCCTAATGCCTGTCCTGCTCTTTGTACAGCAGACTTATCGGAAATGTATCCAATTGTTCGTATTTGATACACCTCTCCGTACTTCTGACGGATATATTCTATAACCTCTTCACGTCTTGAGGACGCCACATCCACATCAATATCTGCTAAGGTAACCCTCTCTGGGTTAGCAAACCGTTCTAGGATAAGGTTATATTTTACTGGGTCTACGTCTGTAATGTCAGATAGGTATGCTATTAAGCTACCACCAACAGAACCACGACCTATACCAGTAGGAATATTTTCTCCTTTGCAGAATCTGAGCATATCATGAATAATGCACATATAGTTTATATATTTACATTGTTCAAGGACATCAAATTCGTGCATAGCTCGTTTCTTATACTCTTCTTTATTTGGTAGTTGAGCAATACCCTTTGTATGCCATCCAATATTACATTGGTCTTTTAGGTACTTCATAGGGTCCCTAGTATCAAATACTGGATAATGTTCCTCTCCTAATGGAATTTCTACATTGCACTTATTAATAATCTCATCTACAGAAAGTAAAGATTGTGTCAAATCTTTACCTTTAAAGAAAGAAACTATTTCTTCTTTACTCATCATATGGTAGTCACCAGAACTATAATACTCGTCTTGGTCTCCTAGACCCAACCACATTCGATGCGTTTCACAGTCTTCTTTCCAAACGTAATGACTATCGTCAGTTACTACAACTTTTGTATTTGTTTGTTCTGCCAATGCAAATACTTTATCGTTATATATATATTGCTCTGGAAAGTCATGTGGCTGAACCTCAAGGTAAAAGTCTTCTCCAAAGATAGATTTCATTTCCTTAATCATCTCTAGCGGTTCTTCTACAGCTAGGATACCTGCTATACATGCAGTTGTACAAATAATGCCTTTGCTATATTTCTTCAAAGCCTCGAATCCAATTCTAGGTTTTTTGTAAAAATGCTCTGTTCCATAGGTAGCTAATTTCATGATGTTTCTATAACCAACAAGGTTTTTAGCTAATAGAATGATATGGTACGTAGTGCCACCTTTAATTTCTGGTTCAAAACAAAAGTATCCTTCATAACCTAGGATTGGTTTTAATCCATTCTTTTTGCATCTTAAATAGAACTCCATTAAGCCAGTAGTAGTTCCATGTTCTGTCATAGCTAAAGCAGTATAGCCTAACTCCTTAGCTCTAGTAATTTTATCATCTAGTTTTGCGAATCCGTCAAAAAAGGGAAAAATCACTGTGCGTATGTAAGCTACAAAAATCCATCCCTACATCACCTCTCTTTTTTATTAACTATATACTTCAAGCCAAAGGCTTGAACAATGACTAACGTCATTGCGTTTATTATTACTTTAAAACTATTATCTAATTTAGATAAACTACGTTAGATGAATTAGCAATTACGTCGAAAAGTGTTATATCAAGTATCAATCAAGGAGGAATAACTTTCTTCGTAATTGGTTATTATGTTTAAAGTTTTATAATCTATTTGAGCGTTAGCGAATGCGAACCAGCTTGCTGGTGAGTATACCTAACCTCATACGCTACGCTTCTGAGTAACTACTTCGTAGTTAAATTATTTATATTATTTGTATTTGAATTACCTTCATTTGGGTACACCTACCCCCTAGGCGTAAAATATGGTTACAAAAATTACACCTTGGGATAGTGTCTCATACGGTCAAGTCTCGTCTCGAATGTTTCATTTCTGAAGCAGACTAATCCCCCTCTTACTATCCAGAATCGTAAGAAAACATGCCACGTCAATTCATTCAATCTATAATAGACAACAAATCAAGCCCCTCTCCCCTCACTCATATTTTTAGGCATGACAAATAAAAGTATGCCACTAAACTTAGAGTCCCGGCGGGAGTCTTACCAGTGTCGTGTCCTGAACTCAAGGTTTCACGGGGATTTCTTCTTTACGCAGGGCATCCCACACCGCATTTCTTAGTCGGTGCCGTCCGACACGGATATTGAGGTGGGTTAATCTGGCTTAATCACCACCTCTCCGCTCCAATATTTAGCGATTGGTCGCTTCAAATATCTTACTGTTATTTGATACAGTGTCCTCTAGTTTTAACGCACGGTAACAGTTCTACGTTATGGTACTAGCCCCATTTGTAATCTTTGTGTTATACTGAAAGCACAAAGTCTTTACACTTTTTAAGTGTCTCAGCTTTTCTAAATCCGTTCTTAATTGGGCACCAAGCCTGCCATAAGTTTGCAGATAATTTAGCGTGAGCACATTGAATACATCTAGCTTCATGTTGTGCTTCTCTTTCGTATCTGCGAGCTAACCTTGGTCTTTTGTTTTTGATAGATGGGTAATCTCTTAGAATCTCTTTTGTTACTTTATCCATTCTTATCTCTCCTTTACTTACTAGTTAACTTCAAGGTTAAAATATTAAGCCTTTTTAGGCTCAATGACATTATAACATAACTTACAAGTTAATGCAAGTGTATTTATTATGCGTTTCGTGTATTTATAAGACACAAAAAAAGAGGGTGGAAATCCACCCTTCTTTCTTATTCAGTTGTAACTTTTAGTAAGTCATATCTAACATAGAACTCTGGTTCTTTGTCTTTTAAATCATATACAGCACCATATCTAAACTTACCGTTTTGTTTCTCCACTCCTATGCCATAATGAAATTCATTTAGTCTAGCATGTGTATCAGCATATACAGTAAGTTTATTTTTATTTGGAACCTTTACATCAAATACAACCTCAGATGTTTGTGTCAATACAACCTTCCCATCTTCAAACTTTCTCGATTCATTCTGTAAAAGTTTAAAATCTTGCTTTTCCCCATTTACCTTTACCACTACCTTTGGTTGGTTTACAGTAGCCTCAAAGTCAGTATCTTCTCTAACACCATTAATAACTTCCTTCTCTACGTATCCGACAGTTGTATTTGTCTTAGACACTTGATTTAAGGTGGCTGTGTGGCTCGTAGATGTGCCTGTAGGTGTATCCTCGATAGTTTGGTTATGGGAATAAAAATAAGCCCATATAGTGGCTATAATCGCAATAGCTATAATCACTAATACAGGCGTAGTCATCTTCTGCTTAATAGCGTGCCAAGTACCAATTAGCTTTACCACGAATAATATCTCCTCCGTTACCTTCTTCTTGTGGAAGTTTTAGTAAATCCCAACGCATATCTGGGTCATCATCATGGATTCCATATCCATCAATATCTGCCCATTCTGCATGTGTTTTTACTCTATCTACAGTTGGTTCCCATCCCTTACCCTTACAGATAGAAGCCACAACTTGTGCCATAACTTCCACTTGTTTGTCGGTTGGGGGGTACGTTCCAAAATCAACTCTACCGTCTTTCCAGACCGAAGCATCGGCACAGCACGCCAAAGAAATACCAATGTTGCCAGTATTCCTAAGCCAAGTATGACTACAACGTACGTCAAGATTATCGTAATCAGAGTAGATAGTACCATCTCCAAGGATGTTAATATGATAGTGTTCAGAAGTTGCCCCATAACCAGATGCCTCCCAGTGCAACGTGATATTTTCAGCATTAGATACACTTGCCATATACTGAATATCATTTAATGTATAGTTCATAAATTCCTCCTAATAAAAAGAGGAAGACCCATTATAGGTCCTCCTCAAAATCTGCAAATGCCGAAGCTGTTCTTTTACTTTCTGTTTGTTTCTTTTTAGGCATGTTTGCTAAAGCTTTTTCTGTTTTTGTTTTTGTTAAATTTTCCTGTGCCCTTCTAATATCTGCTCCTTTAACTCCAGCTTGGTGAAGCTCTTTCTTCGTAACCGATTTAGGGTCATCTAAATATTTATTAATTAATTTTTGTTTCTTAACTTTTTCTTTATCTTGCTTATCTTTAACAATACTATATGTATCATACTCTACAGAATCAGATACAGGTCTAAAACCAAGACCTTTTGCAACCCTTTCTCCTGTGCTATAGTTTCTAGTGTCAACATCTTTATTCCAGTCTCGTTTACGACCTGTCAGTGCTTGGTAATAGTTTGCATATGCTGGAGATAGCTCTTTAGCAATATTGCTCATAATATTATTAGCACCTTCATGGTCACGGAATGCTTTGTAGACATTTTGTATAGTAGAAATAGTTGGTCCTTGGAATCCGTTTGTTGGAACTAAATCACCTAAACCAATGTTTCTACTGAAGTCTACCCCAGCTAATGCTGGTACCCCATACATAGCTACCAAAGCTAAGGATTTTTTATTAGGGTCATTACCAGCCCACTCCATAACGAGCTTTTTCATTTCCTTCGTAGGTGATGTTCCTGTAATCCATTCAGCAAGTTCATCTCCTGCTCCAGCTACTGGTACCCCCATCATCCCTGCCATAACTAAGTATTGACCAAAGAATCTAGCAATGGCTTTCTTATCTCCAGACTGGAATAATTCCATCATTAATTCAGCTTCTTTCACTGGGTACTTTTTAAATTGTAATAACAATTTACCAATAGAACCAAGTTTAGTAAATAGCTGAGGAGCATCTTTGTCGGAATAGTCAAAGTTAGTTTTACGTACGAAGTCACGAGCTATATCTGTAGCCTCTTCTGGAGTTTTCCCATCTACTATCGCTTGGCGATAAGCTACTAAGGCGGCTACACGTCGAGTGTATTTATCTGTAGCATTAAACATAAACATAGATTTCTCTAAGAATTTACCAATAGGTAATCCTTTAATGTTCATGTTGTAGATACTCTTCTCGTTCATCAACGCTTGTGTTTCTAAGGCAGTGTCCTCACGATTGAGACCAATTCTGTTAAACATTTTCTTTTCGCTCAAAGAAACGTTTCCACTATATAGAGAGGCATCTCTCATAGCTTGTGCTGTGAGTTTGTTAAATCCAGAGAAAGTAGTAATATTCATTAGTGTACCAAGCTGTGCAATCGCCGCCGTTGGTCTGAACATACCTAACTTCAATACAGTAATCGTCTGCATACTAAATCCTAATGCATCAGTGACTGCTTTCTCTCCGAACATAGCTTTTACCCATGTTTTGCCAAATACGTCGTTAAAGACTTGGTTTAGCATCTTATCTACGCCATTAGGTAAACCAACTACACTGCCAATGAAGTTGTTAAGAATTTCTTGGTAATCGTTTTGAGCTCCTTCGCCACCTATACCGAACTGAGATTTATAATCTCGTCCTGTAATGTCACGGTATAAGGCTGTGGATTTGTAGTAGAATACACTTGTAGGAATATATCTAGCATTGTAGCGGATATAATCTTCCATGTTACCTAACACATCTGGGTTAGCACCTTTGGCATTCATTCTTGTTTGGTTAAACTTATCTCTCATATGGTTGCCATAGTTAATTAATAAGTGTTTTTGAATGTCTAATTTACCAACAGTAGGTTTTAAGCGGAATAATTCATCAAGGTTTGCGTGTTTACGTTCTTCTTGTAATTGTTTTTTATCTATCCCTAAATCTGCTAACTTTTCTTTATCTTCTAACAACTCAATAAATTGCTCTCTGTTTAAGCCTTTACCTTTAGTAATAAACTCGTCAATGATTTTAGCAATCATAGGATAGCTATGACTAATACGTTCAAATCGTTTATTAATATCCTCTGGGGATTCTAACTCTTCCAAGATGGTATCATAGCTAGGGTCATAAGAATCTTCATAGATTGCAGATGCCGTTCTAGCATCATCAAATCTGGAACCATGTTCTACGATTGAATACGAATTACCGTCATTTGCGAATTGAGACGCATACTCCATAGCATCTTTTTGAGTTTTGAAAGAAGCTAATTTGTCATATTGTCTATATTCACCGTTTTCGTCATCTCGTACAACTTTTACTTTATAAACACCATATTTACCGTGTAAGCTAGGAGTGTAACCCCATAGCAATTTCGGTCTTTGGTCTTCATCTTGTCCGCTATCTTTCCATGCTTGGACTTTATCATTGTAGATTTTCTCACGTAGAGTAATCCAATGATTATAAGCATAAGCAACCTCTTTAGAGTACCCCTTATCTTTGATGGCTTGAATTGTAGCTGTTCTTGCTTTTTGTTTAGCATCACTATAAGAGCCGATTGTTCTCAACCCTGTATCAGATGCCAATACTCTCCATTTATTTTCTTTAAAGTCCATAAATGCTTTTTTACCAGCTTTTCTTAATTCATTGTATCTGTTTTTAGCAGAAGATTCTTCCATAAATTCTTCAAAAGTATCTTTGTCAGTTAGGTTGACATAATACTCTTTACCATTATGGTTTACAGCTATTGTTTGAACAAAATCACGACCAAGTTCATTAATCTCTCTAGTAAGTTTTTCAAACTCTTTTGATTTATCTCCTATAGTTTGTTTCATTTTGTCGAACAATCTATAGTAGTTTTGCATTAATTTAGTTTGGTCATTCTCGGCTTTCTCCGCCCATTTAATAATAGCTCCCGCTTGAGGAATGTATTTTTGAATCATTCGGATTGGAGAAACAAACCATTTTTTAAGACCCCAACCAGAGATATTACCACTACGTGTATCACGGTTGATAATCTCTATATTATCTGGGGTTTTGATACCAGCTTTTTTACTAACCTCTCTAGCTAGTTTTTTACCAGCTGATAAGATAGGTTGTTCCTTAGCCTCTTGCTCTTCTTTTTGAGCTTGCTTTTCTGCCTCTGTTGGTTGTTTTTGTTGAGCTACTTGTGTTGAATCCTTCCCTTTTTGGAATTTAATTTCATCAAGTCTACCTGACTTCTCAAGAATCTTAGCAACATTTTCTCCTATTGACAATGTTTTATCTTTGAAATGAATATTAATACCTGCTTCTTTAGCCGCCTTTTTAATAGTTTCAAAAGCTTCGACATTTAATTTCTCTTCAAATTCTTTGGACTCCATATCAATTAGGACGTCTGTTACCATATCAGGCGTAATTCCATCAATAGCTTTGATTTCTGTCATACTCCGTTTACGATGGGATAATTCTCTATGTAATTGCTTTAATAAACTTCTAACTTCTTCTCTATCTGCTTTTTTACCAGAACCTTGGAAAGTTTTTGTGATGTCAGTGGCATCACCTTTTTCCGTCATTTCTAATAAGGCTCTCAATAATTTAGAGGTAAAACCATTCCCATTAATTCTAGCCTTTCCACTTGTTTTTTGTTCGTTTCCAGAACTATCAATAGCTCCCATGATATAATTCATTTTCTCTTCTGTAGTAGGTAGCTTGTCTAATGCTTTTTTCGCACTAGCATTTTGTCCTAAGTAGTGAATTTGAACTATAAGGTCTCGGATTTTATCGTCATTAGATAATAAATTTCGATTTGTTAACTCGTGGTCTTTGATTGCTTCGTTGCTATCTACGTCTTGTAAAACGGTAGACTGGAAGTAATTAAGCCCCGCCTTTCTATCTCCAACAATTCCTGCTCTGCCGTTATTTTTTGACAAAACGTCGTCAAGGATGTCTATAATTTCTTCTTCACTTAACTTCTCTTCTTTTTTCTTTCTTTCTTTTGTAAGAGTACCTTTAACTGTTCTGTCGTTACCAGAATACATATCGCCATCTGCTGTGGTATGTTTTATACCTTGGTACCAATCATTCTTCAAGATAATCAAATGTTTTTTGTATTTTCTTAGTTCCTCAATACCTGGTGTATTTATCAATTTATTAAGGGAGCCCGCCCAAGTGCTTTTCTTCATTAAGCCTGGACTTTTGTTTTCGTCAAGACCAAACAATTCTAGCAAGCGAGAGATGTTTACAGTAGCGGCATGAATGAAGGAGTTCTTAATATTGGTTTGGTTATCTTTGATAATATCTGGGTTTAGGTGTTCAGTGGCTTTATCGAAAAAAGACTTCTGCCCGTCCTTGCTCATAACAGTATGAGAAGAGTATGCAAAAGTCTCATGTAATAGTCTATTCGGTTTTACAATTCCATTTTCTATGTCAGTTAGTAATTGATATGTTAATGATTCGTTGAACTTGGTATTTCCAAGTTTACTATCAATTTTAAACATAGCATCTACTAAAGAGATTAGACCATGTGCTTTTTCTTCATGATACATGTCGGATTTACCATGAAGGTCGTGCATTATTTTTCTTACCTTGTTAAGGACTTTCTTTGCATTATCTTTTGTTGTTGTATCAACTAATTCTCTTGCCAAATCCCATCTTTCAACAATAGCTTCGTTGAGAACTCGTCTTTCTCTTGTAAGTCTTCCACGTCCGGAGTTTCCACCATTATCATTCCGCCCCCGAATAGGAACTTGTTCCAGATTACCTTGCAGTTGTTCGCTTTGGCTCTCATTGACATTTCTGCCATTTTCTCTAACTTCGCTGTTACCGCTATGTCCTCCACTGTCCAGTTCCAACGTCTCTCCTTGAAGCCCAGACTGCATGTCGGATGGTCTCCCGCCTCGTTGATGTTCGGAGCCACTTCCTTCATTTCCTTCCAGAGAACCTCTTGTTGTTCCTTCGTGTACTCTCCCCCGAACCTCATTGGTCCCACTGGATACAGGTACTCGAATATCTCCCTCACTGTCTCCCATCTGATATTTGATATTTTCATAATCTGCTTTCCCTTCTTTAATTACGTCAGTTAATTGTTTCCATAATGGATGTCTTGGTTGGTCTAACGAACCAGCCATTGAAATTGCATCTACCGCTAAGTGAGCTACCTCGTGAAGTAATGCAGAGCCACCAGAGTAAATACCTTGCTCTGTCACCTCAATACGACCTGTATGCGTATCTGCCAATGCATTAAAATCAAGTTCTTTCCTAGTAGTAAAGCCTAATTGATATACATTCTTACCCTTGCCTAACAGTCTAAATACTGCTCTTCTAGCACCAAGCCCTTTTGTATAGTTGTTGATACCTTGATATGCAAGAGTAATATCGTCGTCGCTTAATCGTTGCTGTTCGTTATAATTGTTTGTTAATCCTTTTAGAATGTTATGGTCTTCTTCTTTTTGTTTAGATGTACTTTGTTCCGTCTCTGAATCTTTACCAAACTGGTAGTTCGGAGAATAGAAGTATTCATCGTCTATAGCTGTTTCTAACTCTTTAGTAGTTGGGTATTCTTCTTTACTGTAAATGAAGAACGTCCCTTCAAGCCTTGGCTCTTCTTTATTTTTGGTGAGATGTTGTATTTCCTCACCCTCGTATACTCCGTACTTGTCGTTGCCAAATGTGTCATTCAAGTATTTTTGTACCACAGAGACATCCTTTTTGTCAAGGGCAAGTTCAACAACTCTATCTGGTGCAGTGTCAATAGCAGCACTTACAACCATAGCTCTCGCCTCTAAGGATGTTTTCTTATCATTTGCCTTTGTGCTTGACTCCATTGTATCAGAGAAATCTTTGTAAGATAACATAGGTTCCCCTTCAAATGTAATCGTTCCCGCTTCCTCATTGATTTCTACATTATTAACTTCGCTATCAATAAACATATTATCAGTATATGGAGTCACTAGGTTCTCAAAATCGTTTTTGATTTGTTCTGCTGTCCACCCTTTTTCTTTGTCGAAATCTAACACATACCTAAATGTATCATCTCCAAGGGCTTCTACACTTTTTAGCGTAATAGCTGGTTTTACATTATTGTATTTTCTTCCGTCTTCTTTTTTAGGCTTTTCTTCTTCAGCGACTGCTGTGGCAACAAGAAACTCTTTATCCTTCGTATCTGGCTCAAATTCATCTTTAAAGAATCGTTTCGCTATGTCTTTGTACTTATCTAAATCACCTCTTGTTTTAGAGGTTGCAAGCCCTCTATCAGTTAATTTTAAGGCTTTTTGCCTATCTTTTTGAGATTTAATTAACGAGTTATGGAAGTGTTCTTTCGGGAATAATCCAGCTACAGCCTTACTAAAGGTACGCACTCTTCCACGACCTTGGCTACTAGCAACCGCTTTTTCTATACTTCCATATGCATCAATTATATCTTTATACTCATCGTCGATAATTCTTTTAACAACTTTATTTATTTCTGGCTGTTGTAAGTTTATATCTGGGTTGTTAACTACCTTTCTTACCCAACCAGTCAAATCTCTAATAAATTTAGCTGGAGAATTAAGTAAGTTGGTAATCTCTCTTCTTGTTAATTCTCTTTCTCCACTTTCAATCTCATCAAGTAATTTCTTCTTATTGATTGGCTTTCCAAGAGGGATACTTTGCTCTAAATTAGGATGAGTTTTTAACAAAGACGGATGTTTCAAATACGCATCTTTAATCTTCTTCTTTATAGACTCAACTTTTCTATCATAGTCTTTATTCTCGGTTGTTCCATTCTCAATTTGCTCTTTTAGTGCTGTGATGCTACTGTCAATACCGTTAATCATATTTGTCATTTCTTTTTCATTGTTTGCTTTTTTTCTTGTTTCTTCTTTCTTATCGTTATAATAATTAACAGACTTTTTCAATTTCTGTATGTATTCTTTATTTTTTCTTGTAACTTTTCCTTCATGTTCAACGAGCTCATTAATAGCTTGCTCTTTATTAATTTCTCCGTTTAAGTATCTGTCTACGACTGCATGAGAATCTTCTTTACTCCAAGATTTCTTTGTATTTGCTTTTGGTTTTTCTTTTGTATTGACACTTTCTTTATTTCCTTTCTCTTCAAATGCCTCTCTAGTCTTTTTCTCTTCTTCTCCATCTGCTATTGCACTTTCAATCCATTCATCGTCGGGACCTTCTTCATTCTCATCCTTTTCTTTTTGTTCTTTTCCATATCTCTCTATCGCCTCTTTGGCTTCTTCCTCTTTTTCTTGCTCAAGTCTTGCCTGTTCTGCTAGTTCGTTATTTTCGATTACATTTTCACCAGTTTTATTTTCTTCTTCAAGTTTAGCTTGTGCTTCTTTCAATTTTCTTTCGTTTTCTGCTTGTTTTAATTGTTTCTTTTGTTTTTTTGTAAGGTTTCCTGTATTTTTATTGTCTTCGATAGGAGTGAACAATTGTTCTTGCACAGACTTCTCTTTTTTAACTCCTTCTTTTTTAGGAGCCTCTACTTTTGGAAATAAAGCATCTTGGATATTTCTAAACCCTTGGGTACTTTTATCTCGAATAGCTTTGTATGTTTTGCTTCTTTCAACAGGCAATCCTGTTGCTTTAGCAGTCTCAATTAATTTGTTTGCTTCATCTAGGTAGAAGTTTTCAAATCTTTTATCGTTTTTCTCAGCCTTTACGTTTATCTTATTTTTTGTTTTTCTGTTATTAAACGCATTATCTATTTTCCCAAGGCTCGCATTTTCAAAGCCTCTTTTTCTTAATTCGTTTTTAGTCGTAGTTGGATTATCTTTTCTTGTTTTTTGTATATCTTCTACATGGTCCACAATATTATCGACTTGTTCTCTTGTATACGTATTACCAGATTTAATTCCCTTTTGTGCAAGTTTATTTTGTAATCCAACAGGTTTGTTTTTCCTTTTTCCGCTTTTGTGTTCTGCATGTTCTTTGTTGTATTCAGAGGTTGCCTCTCTAATCGCATACCCTGTATCTCTAATTAATTGGTCTTTATTTGGTCCGTCTGGAACCTCTCTAAACACCTCTTCTAAAAAGCCTTTATTCACAGAATCTTTGTAGTGATTATTATACTCTTCTCTCTTTTGGTTTTCCTCTTGTACTTTTCTTTCTTGTTCTCTAATTTCCGCTACTTCTTTTTCTTTAACAACTATATTCTTTTCAATGGAACCCATAATTGCTTTAGGCATAGTTCCATTATTAATAGATTCTTTGTCGTCGTCAGATAAGTTATATCCAACACTCTCAGCTCTCTCAACTAAGGTAGGCTCGTTGCTAGATTCTTTTGGTTGTTTCTTTTCGTACATTTCAACCGTAGCACGAGAAAGCTTTCTAGCATCTTTTTCTGTATAACCTTGCTCCCTAAAGTCTGACACAAACGCATTTGGTGAATATTTAGCTTCTGGAGTATGTTCTTCCCATTTCTGGTGAATCATTTCAGTAGTTGCCCTAGCATTATTATTCATTTCAAGGATGTCATCATCAGATTTACCTTGCTTTTTGTAGTGGGCGTGATTTAATCCATCAAACGCATCATCAAGCTCATCTCTAGGTCTTTCAACCATGTGCTCTGGAGTTTCCTCTGATAAATCAAGAGAAGCATTTTCTCCATCGGTAGATGGTGCCTCTGGCATTACTGTCGGAGTAGTTTCTCCTAAATCGACATCTCCACCCTCTTCGCTAGGCGTTGTTACAGCAGGATTTTCTCCTAAAGTAGGAGTTGCATTCATCGCTTGTTCTGCTTGTTCTAAAGCTACTTGGTTTTTCTTTTCGTTTTCTTTTTGAGATAACGTTTTACCAGAGCTGAATGTACCAGAAATTAAACCTAATGGAATGGAACCAATACCCGCATCAAATGCTTGGTCTTTCATATCTTGAGTCCAAGAAGTTGGGTCATAAATATTTACATTTTTATATTCTGGAGTACCAAGTGCTTTTTCTTGGATTTGTTGTTGCCATGCCTCGGTAACAGCCTCACCTACAGCACCAACACCAGCATTAACAGCTGTTGCAACGGCACCTTTAGCTAAAACTTTACCGCCACCAGTAGCAAATGCACTGGTAATACCAGAACCTAAACTACCTTGCATGGAAATTTTATCGAAGGCATAGTTCGCCATTGCAGGAGCCCAACCTTCATTGAAAGTTGTTTTCATAGCATCGTAGGATTGACTATGGTCCATACCTCTTTGTAAACCTGTCATGTAGGTGTCACCAGCATTGGTTGCATTTTCAATGAGACCACCAGCTACTACCCCTGTTGCAAATTTGCCAGCTTTAGCACCGTATTGGACTAATTTACTACCTTCATATAGTCTGTTAGCCCATTTACCTGCACCAACTACTGCACCGAGTGCTGTCCCTACAGGACCACCAGCAACAGTACCAATAGCGGCTGTAGTCGCAATATCACCAATTAAAGAAGGCACAGACGAACCTAATGCCTGTGCCCCTTGATTTAATGCATAATTTAAGTAGTTGCCTTCTTCCCATTTACCTGTATAGGCGTTAGCCTGTGCTCTATTGCCAGCATGCTGTGCTTCGTTACCAGTCCAGTTAGCTATTCCGTCCCAGCCTTGTTCTTTTGCAAGAGCGGATGCACCACCCAAGAGACCTCCAAGTCCGCCCCAAAGACCAGATTGTAAGCTGTCAAGTAAGCCTTCATTTTCATTTGGGATATACCCAGACGCTTGTAACTGCTTGGCGTATTCTGCGATATTTTTTTTGGAACTATATAAATAATCATCAAAATTATCGCCGACTCTATCTCTAATTAAAGCCATATATCCCCCTTATTAATCGTATTTTAAATCGTGTCCACTTTGTGAATCTGCCATATGTTTCAATTGCTCTGCTTGCCATCTTTTAATATCATTGACTGTTTGAACAGCATACGGGTCATCCTCTGCTACTGCGAGCTTTTGTAGGGATAACATAGCCTGTTCGTTTAAATTATCGACATCATGTTGAGAGAAGCCATCTAGGTTAGCGTTATTCTCCAAAACCTCTCTAAAACCATTTCTGATTTCATCGACATATTTTGTATTTTGTGCAGGGTTCATTATTCTTTTTTCTCCACTAGAGCCACGACCACCACCGCCTCCTCTGCCAGAACCTCCTCCACGAGGATGTAGCATAGCTGATACCATCATCATTTCTTTTTGTCTTTGCATTTGTTCTTCTAGTTGTTTTCTTTGTAACTGAACTTGAAGTCCCATTTTGGCTAATTCGTTATGGCTCATTAATTGTGTTTGCATTGGATTTACATTCATTCCAACCATAGCCCCAAGAGATGCATAAGCCTGTCTATTGGAATTGTTTTGGCTATTAGCAATCATTTGTGCTAGTTTGCCAGCTCCAGTTAATTGGGCATTAGCATTTTGTAATTTTGCTTCTTCTTGTGCTTTAGCTACAGCGGCGTTCATCATAGCTTTATCACTATCTTCATAGAACCTAGATGCGAACGCTCCCCTTGCTTTATGGTGTGCTTGACGAACCAATTGTTCTCTAAGAGCTTCTTCTCCAGCAGCTGCTACATTTCGCTTAGGTTGCTGAATGATAGCCATAACGCCTTCCATATCGAATTTCTCGTTTGGATTTTCAGTGACCATATTGGTTTTGATTCCGTCAACACTGTCTATAATGGTTTTGCCACCATCTTGCCCAATAGTATTAGCGATAGTGGTTGCCATATTTTTTCTTGCCATTCTATTTTCTTCGTTGTACTTGGGTCGTTCATAATTATCATTAAAGTATAATGCAGCGTCTTCTGGACCCATAGAGTTGATTTTATTAAATCCCTCTTGCCCTAATTCTTTTTTCATGAATGCTAATTGAGTTAAAACGTCAGAAGATGACGTCCCATTTTGTTTTGCGAAGTCAGCTAAACCTTGTTGTCTATCTGGTGAAGTCCATTGAAATAATCCGTATCCAGTTTTTCCGTCTACGTTTACCTCTCCTGCCTCTCCACCACCTTGCAACCGTGTTGGAGAATAATCTGCTCCTGACTCATGATACGCATTAGCCATAATACCAGAGGTAGCACCTGGGGAAAACCCCAGGTTTAAAAGCCCCTGTTGTACAAGTGCCTTATAATCCATTGCTACCTCCCAAGATTTAAAAATCCATTAATATTAGGCATAGCTCCTACTGCTTGGTTATATGTTTGATAACCTCCACCATGTAAGTATTTGCCTTTATTACGTTCCTCAAAACCCCTCATATAATTAGATTGCTCCAAGAAACCTTTACTTAAGTCAGATGCATTTTTTTCTGTAATTGTAGGACCTTGATAGCCACTAGCATATAATTGAGAAACTCCATTTCGGAAGTCTTCCCCTGTAAGTTGAGACAATCCTCCTAGTTTATTACTAACCTCGCCTAATTGATTGGCTTTATCAGAAGCCATTTCATTGTCTAGGTTTTTAGCCTCGCCTCTACCAACGTAGTTTGAGTATAATAGACCCCCTACATTCGCTAAGGCATTTCCCATAATATATCCTAAATCAGCTTCTGGTTTATACGGAATAAAGTTCATTTTGTTCCTCCTCTGTGAAACCTTCTACACAAATACCATTTGCATAGAACATAGCAGAACCAGATACAACAAGTTCGTATACAGGAACATCTGATTCTTTAAATTCAATATTGACAAGCTTCTCAAAACCATTATCAGTTAGAATCTCATCTTTATCTTCTAGGTCTTTAACAGCTACTAAGCCACGTCGTGTCCATACCGTTTGGGTAGACGTACAATCTACTTCATGTGTTTCCGTAGTAACTGTATGAATGTCTTTTTCCCCACATTCGATAATATCTAATACAATCTCAATACCATCTTTAGATACCAAGACATCATTTTTTTCTACTTCTACAATAGGGATATAACCATAGTCGGTTTCAACCGTCACATATTCTGGGAAGCACATAATTGCAGCACCAGCAATATTTCCAATTCCACTCATTAGACCTCCTAGGAATCCAGGTCCTTTTTGAGTTACGGTAGTTCTTCCGTTGTTTAAAGACCCTTGTGTTTGAAGAGCTTCGTTTGTAGAACGACTTTGCCCTTGTGCTAATGCCAAATGCTGTTCTGGATTGGCAAAAGAATATTGATTTGCTTTGTGAGCCACTTCTAAAGGACTTAATGCAAATTGATATTTTTGGTCTAGTAACTCTTTAGCCATGCCAAGGTCTTTTGTATAGTCTTGTGACATTTGTGCCGTCATATTCTTCTGCATATCATTTACAGAAGAGTTATATCTCGAACTATCTACTACGCCACTACGAGCCATCTGAGCAAGACCTTTACCCATGGTATTTTCGTAAATACGATTGAAATAGTTCATCTTAGCATCGCTATATACCTTTGGTAATTGTCCTGTAGCTAATAGAGATTGTTCTTTTCTCAATACATCTATATCATTAACTGTCTGTCCGTAAATGCCTTTCCAATCTGGATTTACAACGTCATCGAGTAATGATGTTCCTCTATTAACCAACTTATCAATACTCGGTTGGATAGATGCCAAATACCGTTGTTGTTGAGCTATTAATGCCCTTTCTTCTGGGGTTAGTTGCCGTTCGTGATAACTTGCTCCACCTTTACCCATTATCTATCTCCTTTATAAAATAATAATATGTTGTGCCATCAATGCATTTAAAATCTATACACTTTGATTTAGTAAGTCGTTCATATGCCCTAGGATTAAATGGACTAATAGTAGCAATTTTATTGAGCCCAGCTACTTTTGCTAATCTAGCGACTACTGGGTATAATTCAGCGACATTACCACTAAAAACACCAATTTCTAATCTATCTAACAAGAAAGTATAGGCAAACAAAGACCCATCATCATGAATGTATATCAATGGATAAAAATCTCTATCCCAATCTTCAAAAAAGTCTTTTCCTACTTTTTTCTTATATCTGTTTGTCCATTTTATAATATCTTCTGTTTTAGGCATATGTCCTCCTACAAGAAAAAGGCACCCATTACGGGTGCCCTATTATCCATATGGGTTCTTATTGCCCCCATGACTATTTTTTAAGAAATCATCGTGTCTAGCCGACTTCTTTTTAGCTCCAAATCCAGAGCCTCTTCTTCCTCCACTTGCTGTAGAACCTTGGCTAACCATTGATTCTCTTTCCATTACAATGTCAAAAGAAACGAATTTAAAAATAATAGGGCTTGTAGTATCAAACATAAACTGTAAGATAGGAGCCCTAATCTGACTTTTAAATTCTTTTTGTTGTTCTTTGCTTATCCAACTATGATTTATTACTTCATTGTTGATATGGATTCTACCAGAACCAGGTACCTTTGCCTCTATATCAATGTATGTTCTATACACATTCATTTCGTGAGTATCTCTAAGTTGTCCTGTAATAATTTCTTGGTGGATTGGTTCTCCATTATCTGTAGTATTTTTCCATGTTAATTCGTAAATGCCACCAGATTCTGCTCCTGTGTTCATAGCTACCAATACGTGGTATCTATTTTCGCATACAGACATAACGTCACCAGGGAATGTCCACATGGAAAACGCTTTTAAACCATAGTGATATACAAATAAAGTATTTCCACTATTTCCGCTGACTATAAGCTGTTTTGTTCTCCGTAGGTCGGATACAAAAGGATTATCAACTTGTTTTTTTAATAGTGGATTACACTTATCTCCAATATCTTTTGGTTCAAAGTTTGCATATGACATAGATGTTGAATAAGATTTTAATCCAGTAGTTGACATAAAAACAACGTCCTTGCTTAGGTTCGTAAGTGCGTGCCTTGAAATAAAATCACTCTTTTGTCCTAAAGGAGTGATATTCCATTCACTAGGTTCGTTTTGTACGTTGTAAATAATGCCGTTGGATTTAAACACCAACAAGTCTGTAGCTAATTGTGCAACACCTAAAATATCACCACCATCTTTATAGCCAACATTAACATCTTTTCTGGCAGAATCATCATTTGAGTTTTCGTGCCAATCTTCTTCGTTACCGATAGCCGAATAGATTAACAAGTCTTGACCTGTTTTCGTAACCACTACACGACCAAATCGCTCGAATACTATATCGGCATTGGGGGAAGTAGAAATTTCTGTCAGTTCTTGATAGTTATATTTTTGGAGCTTGCTCCCGCTTGCGATAAGTAGATTTCCACCAAACTTACAACAAGTCGGTCTTTCGGAGTTTCCGTTAAGCGTGCCTATTAGCTGTGGTGTTTTGCCAAATTCATAACGATACACTTTTCTGTTCTTTAAAAATATAAAGAAATCATTCATTTCGTAATCGTTATATACGTGAGTAACTTGTGACGTAAACAAGTGAAGGGGGGCACCTAGCCCCCTCCTTGTACGCAACTTATCCCCTTCAATATCAAACTCGAAGTTTTCTAGTTTAACACACTCATTTTCTGGAAGAAATTCTGGGGAACGTGCTACGTTCATTCCACCTGTTAGGTCTACTAAAGTTACGGTTTTAATCCTTTGGGATTTACCTACTTTTTTAGCCATTAATTAACTCCTATTATAGTGTCTCGATAGGATGCGTTTTCAACCATTCTTCTAGTGTTTCTGCGGATTCAAACATGTATTTTCCTTGTGTAGAATCCCAACGATAGATGATTGTTTTTGTTTTATTTGCTTTTTCAACTCTTTGGTTCCACTCTTCGGTATCACCTATATCCTCAAAATTTATATTAGAGTTCTTGTTATTCTGACCCCATTTCAAGTCTGGATTAATTACCGCTATGTATTTTGGTTTTGATTCTAAGATAGTACCACCACGTAAATAACCGAATCCAAAAAAGTTATTTTCATCATATGAGCTGTCTATTTGTTGCTTATCTAGTATCAATAACTTTATATTCCCTGTAATTTTATATGTTTCGACAGCATCAGGGATACTCTCTGGATTAAACTCTTTACTACCCTTAATAGAATTGGCTTTTTGCTCTATTAATGCAAAGTATAACTTTTTCATTCTTTCGTCAAAGATGTTGTAGTCATTGCTATCTACGATGCTAGTAAATAAGATGTCGTTGTTACTTCCTTCTGTATATTGTACTTGTAGTTTGTCCAAAGACCCCATTTTCTCTAAGAATTCAAAGTTTAGTGTACGCTTACCAATATTACTATCCTTAGCCCCGTAGTAATCAACAGGTTGGATAGACATAGAGGTGACGCCTGTGTATTCTTTTTCTGCTAGGATTGTTTCGTTTACCGTGCCGCTGTCACAAACACAATCGACTTTTACGCCAAAATATTCCGTAGGTTTAATTTTCACCATTGTTTTTCCGTCTACATATTTAATGTCTGGATATACTTGCTTGTTGCCAATAACTGTATTTACTTTCTGCGTCCACTTTTTCAATTCTTCGATGTTATCTTCTTTTGAATTTAAAAATGGAATATGATTTTCTTTTAAGATTTGAATCACTTGTTGTGCGAATGTTTCATTGATAGAATTGTTGTTTTGTGTTTCCTCTACATCTGTATTGTCTCTAGAGGGTAACGTTTTGATACGCTCTACTATAGCACTATCATCTAACATATCTGCTCCTTGAATACCTTTTTCTGTTAAGGCTTGCTTGATATTATTTCGTAAGGAGATACCCTTTTCTGCACCGTCCTTACGTTCTTTATACTTTGTGATGAATTTATCTAACTCATTGATAATTTCTTCGATTACCATACATACCTCCTACAATTTACTATTGATGTCTTTTAGCTTATCAAGGATACTTCTAAACTTATCATCAATCTCAGTTGACGATACTTGTAAAGAGTTCAGAAAATCTTGTTTATTTCCTTGATTGCCTTCGCCTAACCAAATCTCATAAGCACTTTTACCATTTTCTCCTTTAGCTCCTGGATTCCCTTGAGGACCAACTGGTCCCATAGGTCCTTGAGGACCACTAACACCTGGAGCTCCTCCCAATTGGTCACTCTTGATTTCTGTAATTGTGAGCTTTCCTTCTGACGGACTATTAAACTCTTTTGTTGGAGGGTCGTCTTCTGTTACCCATGCACAAACACCTAATCTTAACAATTTAGTAGGGATTGCGTTTCTGGCGTCCGTGCCTTTTCCATCGAAGTGCAATCTAATTAGTCTTAGGTTTGCATCATCTCCAAACAGAACAGAACCAACG